GTTCTTCCCTTGGATGAAAGATACGATTTTGACCTTGTCTTACAAGATGAAATGCATGTTAATGCTGGCTTAGACAAACTAGTTAAAATTAATTTTAGAAATGACCCATTTCAACAACACCCCAGAAGCTGAAGAAATTTTCAGAGGAAAAAGAGTAGTGAAGAATCCAATTAAATTTAAAATACAATTAAACGAGGAGCAAAAGGAAGCTAAACAAAAAATCCTGGATAATACTATAACTCTGCTAGCAGGTCAAGCAGGTTCTGGGAAAACATTATTAGCGTGTCAAGTAGCACTAGACGGATTAATAAGAAGAATATACGAAAAAATTATTATTACAAGACCAACCGTCTCAAAAGAGGAAATTGGTTTCCTTCCAGGTGATCTAAGAGAAAAAATGGACCCTTGGGTTCAACCTATTTACCAAAATTTATTTACCCTTTACGATAAAGTTAAAGTTGAAAAATTAATTGAAGATGGTAAAATAGAAATTGTACCTGTATCATTTATGAGAGGTAGAACATTTTTGGATTCATGTGTCATTGTAGATGAAGCCCAAAACGTAACACATGAACAAATGGAAATGATTGTAACCCGTTTAGGTTTACGATCAAAAATGATGGTTTGTGGAGATGATCACCAAATTGACCTCAAGAAAAAAGCAGACTCAGGATTTAAATATTTGTATAAAGCATCGCGTAAAGTTAAAAACCTTGAGGCCATTACGCTTACGTCTAATCACCGTAATGAAATTGTTGAAGATTTAAGAAGTTACTATGAGGACAACCCAGTTTTCTAATAAATTTTAATATTTATAAGAAAACAACATGGCAAACGCAGCAATATGGCCAGGCTCTAGTTCATTTTCAGCTGGCGATACTCCTTTTGGATTTTATGATACTGATACAGAGTTTGTGACTGATGCGGACAAGGTAGCAAATTTTTGTGCTCGCCGTTTAGGGTACCCTCTTACTGATATTGAACTTCAAGATATAAATTTTTATGCGGCATTTGAAGAAGCAGTAACTACATATGGCAATGAAGTATTTGCTTATAAGGCAAGTGAAAATTACTTATCTCTTGAAGGATCTGAAACAGGTTCTAATTTAAATTATAAATTACAAAAACCTAATTTAGGTACCCAAATAAGAATAGCTGAAGCTTATGGTAGTGAAGCTGGTGTTGGAGGTTCAGTAGAATATAGAACCGGTAGCATCCAAATGGTTAAAAACCAACAAGTATATGATTTACAAGATTTTGCTAATGAAATTACTGCTAGTAAAAATAATATTGAAGTTAAAGAAATATTCTACCAATCTGACCCAGCAATTGTAAGATATTTTGATCCCTATGCTGGCACGGGTACTGATGTTCAAGGACTATTAGATGCTTTTGGATTCGGTAATTACACCCCAGGTATTAATTTCTTATTAATGCCTATTAGCTATGATTTAGGAAAAATCCAAGCTATAAACTTTAATGATACTATTAGAAAATCTAACTATAGCTTTGAATTGGTAAATAATCAAATTAGAATATTCCCTATTCCTAATAAAAATGAAAAACTATGGTTTAAATACATCCTTAAATCAGATAGAAGCAACCCTACAGTTTCTGGAAGTTTAGGACAAGGAGTAGTAACTGATATATCTACAGTACCTTATACTAACCCTACTTATGCCTATATTAATTCTATTGGTAGACAATGGGTTTTTGAATACACTTTAGCTATTGCTAAAGAAATGTTAGGATACATCAGAGGAAAATATGGAACGGTGCCTATTCCTGGAGCCGATGTAACTCTAAATCATGGTGACCTAATCTCAGCAGCAACTGCTGAAAAAACAGCATTATTAGAAAGATTAAGGAATTATTTAGGAGAAACTTCCCGTAATAAGTTATTAGAAAAAAAGGCCCAAGAAGCTGAGTTTTTACAAAAAGATCTATCAGCAGTACCTTATACAATTTTTATTGGCTAATGGCATTATTCGGAAGAACAAGAGATGTTAATTTAATTAATTCAATTAACCGTGAGTTATTAGGTGATGTTATTACCCAACAATGTGCTGTATATAAACTTAGATTAGAAGAAACACGTTTTAATCTTTATGGAGAAGCTACTGGAGGTAAATTTTATAATGGTCCTACTTTATTTAATGTTTTAGTAGATAGACGAGACCAAGAATATCCCGAAAGTGAATTAGGTGTAGACTTTGCTTGGGGAGTTACATTTAAATTCTTTAGAGAAGATTTAATGGATGCTAGTCTTATTATGGAAGTAGGAGATATTATTTTATACCAAGAAGGTTATTACCAAGTAGACACAGTAATAGCCAACCAGTATTTTGTAGGTAAAAACCCAGAATACACAAACTCTCCAAATCCTTTAAATCCTGGGTTAGGCCAATTTGGATCTAGTCTATCAGTTATATGTGAGACTCATTACGAACCAGCTGACAAATTCGGCATAACCAGAGAAAGATAATGGCAGGCAAAACTCCAATCCCTAAATCCCAAAGAGAAATTGCTTTATCACAAGGAAGTACTTTAAGTACTAATGATCCTCTTGATAATAGAACTAATAACCAGACAATTAATCCTGATAGAGCAAATCAAATTTCACAAAAAGGAGACACTTCAAAACCTTTTACAGTAGGAATTAAAGATATTGATGAGACTATTCAATATTACTTTGATTATGTAATTCGCCCTTCTGTAATCCAAAATGGTAATAGAATAGCTGTTCCTGTAGTGTATGGGTCTCCTGAAAGGTGGAAATCATTCCAACGTGATGGGTATTATAGAGATAGTAAGGGTAAAATTATGGCCCCACTTATCATGTTTAAAAGAACTAGCATTGATAGAGTTAGAGGAATGACTAGTAAAATTGATGCTAATTACCCCCAAACTTATAGAATAGCACAACAAAAATACACTAAAAAGAATTTTTACAATAACATGAGTGTTTTAAATGGATATGAACCCATTAAAACCTATCAAGCTATTGTGATGCCTGATTATGTTAATTTGCTTTATAATTGTATGATCTATACTTATTATGTAGAACAATTAAACCATATAATTGAAGCTATTAACTTCGCAGCAGATACTTACTGGGGAGATCCTGAAAGATTTAAATTTAAAGCCCTTATTAGTAGCTATCAAACTGTCACTGAACTTAAAGTAGGTCAAGAGCGTATGGTAAGAGGTAATTTTGATATTAAGATGCCTGGATACATTATTCCTAATGTAATCCAAAAAGATCTTAATGCTATTAACAAATATTCAACAGATTCTAAAGTTGTATTCAACACAGAAGCTTCGGAAGCTCTTACTAATGAAAGAAAGAATCGCTTCCTAGAAGACGTAAATACAAACCTTGACGAATCATAATATTTGTAAAATTTTCAACATATTTATTATCAAAATAATTTAAAATTATGGAAGTTACAAAATTACAAGACGAAGAAATTCACGAACTAAAATCATTACAAGAAGAACAAAATTCTTTAATAGATGCTTTTGGTTCTATTGAATATCAAATCCAAAATCTTGAGTTACAAAAAGAAAAATTAGTAGAACAATTGGAAACAATAAAAACTAAAGAAACTCAAGTCGCACAAAAATTAAACCAAAAATACGGAGACGGGGTCATCAATATTGAACATGGAACTTTCTCTAAACAATAATAACTTTTAACCTTTTTGATATTTATCAACAAAACATTAATTAGAACAACATGGCAGAACAAATAATCTCACCAGGAGTATTTACGAACGAAAGTGTTCCTGTAACAACTGAAGCCCCCGTAGTTCCCGTAGGCGCCGCTATTATAGGTCCTTCGGTTTTAGGTCCTGTGGGGATTCCAACTATATGTACTACTTATAGTGATTATCTACAAAAGTTTGGTGGCACTTTCGTAAGTGGAGGCCAAGCTAGAAACTATCTTACTAACATCTCAGCTTATAACTACTTCCAACAAGGTGGTCAACGCCTCCTAATGACAAGAGTAGTTAGTGGGTCTGGATTTAGCGCAGCTACTTCCTCTCTCATTGAAACTGGTAGCTCAACATCTGGCAACCTTCCATCAGGTTTAGGAGGCGACGTATTCGTTCTTCAAACTATTTCTGAAGGTGACATCATGAATACTGGTGACACTGAAGAGGCGGGTAATGTACTCCCAGAGGGCTCAAAAGACAATGTAAGATGGGAAATTTCTCAAGCTGACACTGCTTCTGGTACATTTACTTTAACCATTAGAAGAGGTGACGATAGACACACAGACAAAACTGTATTAGAAACCTTTAGACAAGTAGACCTTGATCCACGTTCACCAAACTTTATTTCTAAAAGAGTTGGTAGCCAAATCAAATCTGTTGCTGGAGACGCATCCGCAGGCTACTATATTTCTATCACAGGTCAATATCCTAATGTAAGTAAGTATGTAGTAGTTAAGCAAGTTAACCTAACTACTCCCGATTTCCTTGACGACGATGGAAACATCAGAGTAACAGGGTCTGAGTTTAAAATCCCAGGCAACCAAAGTGGCTCATTTGGGGCTGCGGGAGGTAGCCTTTTCTATGGACAAGCTGGTGGTACTAAATTCAACGAAAATATCGTAGAAGCTAATAGCCAAGGTTTACAAGGTGATGATTATGAATCATCAATTGATTTGCTAAAAAATAAGGATGAATTCCCTTATAATGTATTATCAGTTCCTGGTTTAGTGTACGAGTTTAATCTTGATTCAGATGCCTCACACAAAACTCAATTAGATTCTATCATTACTAATTTAACATCTAGAGGTGATGCTATTTTACCACTTGATTTAGTTAAGTATAATAATAGCACTAATGGTGTTGTTGCTCAAGCAAACAAATTAAATACTTCATATGCTGCTTCATACTGGCCTTGGGTTAAGGTACGTGATGAAGCCTTAAGTAAAAATGTTTGGGTACCTGCTTCAACAATTATTCCTTCAGTATATGTCTTTAATGATAATAATGCTGAAGCTTGGTTTGCCCCAGCAGGTTTTACTAGAGGATCTATGCCAAGAGTTGTAGCTCCCGAAAGAACATTACCTAGAGCTACTAGAGATACTTTATACTCTAATAAAGTAAACCCAATTGCTACCTTCCCTAACACAGGTGTAGTAGTATACGGTCAAAAGACACTTCAAACTAAAGCTTCTGCTACTGACAGAGTTAATGTTAGAAGATTGTTAATTGCTTTAAAACAGTTTATTACTAATGTTTCTAATAACTTAGTATTCGAACCTAACTCATTAGCAACTAGAAATAGCTTCTTAGCAGTTGTTAATCCTTACCTCGAAACAGTACAACAAAAACAAGGATTGTACGCCTTTAAGGTAGTAATGGATTCTACAAACAACGGCCCAGATGTTATTGACAGAAATGAATTAAGAGGTGCTATTTACCTCCAACCAGTTAAGACTGCTGAATTTATCGTTCTCGATTTCAACGTCTTACCTACAGGAGCTGAATTCCCAACCGCTTAATAAATTAAATATATTAGATAAAAATTAAACATTTGAAATTAGAATAACATGGCAGAACAAATAATATCACCAGGAGTATTTACTAATGAGAATGTGCCTACAATATTGGAAGCAGCAGCCGCCCCTATCGGGGCAGCTGTTGTTGGTCCAACTCCATTAGGAAGAGTAGGCATTCCTACATTAGTTACTACCTTTAGTGATTTTCAAACAAAATTCGGAACCACTTTCTTAAGTGGTACAGAGGATTATTCATTTTTAACCTCAATCTCAGCCCAAAACTATTTCCAACAAGGAGGTACTAATTTATTAGTTACTCGTGTTGCGAAAGGTGGAGCAGGAGCCTTTAGTGAGGCTACTTCTTCATACGTTGGTTGTAGTGGTAGTGTGGCAAATGATGATGTAGATAACGAAGGCGGAAGTAACGGCGCAACAGAGGGTGTATTCGTATTGAAAACCCTCTCTCAGGGTGACGTAATGAACAGCACAGGATCTATAGGATTCGCAGGTCCAACAATTGCTTCTTCATTAGAAAGCGGATCTAAAGATAACTTAAGATGGGAAATTACCCAAAGAGATGAAGCTGCGGGTACATTTACTCTCCTTATTAGACAAGGTAATGACAAAGCTTCTGATAAAAAAGTACTTGAAACCTACAGAAGTGTAACTTTGGATCCTTACTCTGATAATTACATATCTAAGTTAATAGGTGATACCTATTCTGAAATAGCTACTGATCCTGATGATAACTCTTCCTTCGTCAAAATCAATGGTGAATACCCACAAAGAAGTAATTATGTGTACGTTGCTGCTGTAAACGCTCCAACTCCAAATTACTTAAACGCTCAAGGTAACGTAAGTAATGCTGACTTTACAGCTTCAATTCCTGACGTACAAAATGGTGCTTTTGCTAGTGCTAAAGGTAGCAACATTGATAATATAGCTTGTAATATGTACGAAGATATCGCTTCTCAAACCCAAGGATTAGCTGCGGGTGATTATGAAGATGCTATTGATATCTTAAAAAACAAGGATGAATATAAGTACAACGTAATAACCACACCAGGATTACTTTACGAAGAAAGTACTCATAAAACTCGTCTTGATGAATTAATTGCTGACTTACAAGTTAGAACAGATGCTATAGCACCAATTGATTTAGTAGGATATGGAACACCTGTTGCTTCAGTCCCAGCACAATCAAATGCTCTTAACACTTCATACGCAGCTGCTTACTGGCCTTGGGTATTAGTTAATGACTTACAAACAGGTAAAGCAGTTTGGTGTCCAGCATCAACTATTATTCCTTCAGTATATATCTTTAACGATAACTCAACAGCCGCTTGGTTCGCTCCAGCAGGTTTAACAAGAGGTACTATGCCTAATGTTATACTCCCAGAAAGAACATTGCCAAGATCTGACAGAGATACTTTGTATGAAGCTAAAATTAACCCAATTGTTAAGTTCCCACAAACGGGTGTAGCAGTATACGGTCAGAAAACATTACAATCAGTTGCTTCAGCTACTGACAGAGTTAATGTTAGAAGATTGTTGATTACTTTGAAAAACTTTATTAGTAACGTTGCTCAAGGGTTAGTATTCGAACCTAACTCGTTAGCCACCAGAAACGCGTTCCTTGCGGTAGTAATCCCTTATATGGAATTAGTACAACAAAGACAAGGTGTTTATGCCTTTAAGGTAGTAATGGATGATACTAATAATGGTCCTGAAGTAATTGATAGGAATGAATTAAGAGGTGCTATTTACCTCCAACCAGTAAAAACAGCGGAATTCGTAGTCTTAGACTTTAACGTCTTACCAACTGGAGCTGAATTCCCATCATAATAAATTATAACATTTAATTAAAAATTAAGAACAAAAATAAAATTTAGAAAACATGGCAGTATTAGATACAAACGAGTTGTTTTTTACAGCATTTGAACCCAAACAACAGAATCGGTTCCTCATGTCTGTAGATGGCATCGAATCATATATCGTAAAAGGTGTTGGCGCTATTACATTAACACAAGGTGAAGTAACTCTTAACCACATTAACGTTTACAGAAAAGTTAAGGGTAAAACTACTTGGGGTAACGTAGCATTAACTTTACACGATCCAATTTCTCCTTCCGGAACTCAACAAGTAATGGAATGGGTAAGATTACACCACGAATCAGTAACAGGTAGAGATGGTTACTCTGACTACTATAAGAAAGACGTAACATTAAGCATCTTAGGACCTGTAGGTGATGTAGTTTCAGAATGGATCTTAAAGGGTTGCTTCATTGTAGATGCCAACTTTGGTGATTACAACTGGGACAACGCTGACACAGCTCAGTCACTCACAATGACCCTTTCACCAGATTACTGCGTATTAAACTACTAATACCTAGTAAAAATCTATCAAGGAAAGCGCACGAAAGTGCGCTTTTCTTGTTTTTATATATATTTATTGTAAACAAATTAAAAGTTATTAATAATGAGTGACGAAAAAACAGTTGAAACCCCTGTGGTAGAAAAAAAATTTGATTTCCCCACAGAAATAGTAGAGCTACCTTCAAAAGGTTTACTTTACCCCAAATCAAACCCTCTATCTTCCGGTAAAATCGAAATGAAGTATATGACCGCTAAGGAGGAGGATATTTTAACCAACCAAAATTACATTAAACAAGGCGTTGTTCTTGATAAATTGATGCAATCATTGATCGTATCGAAGATCAATTATGATGACCTTGTAGTAGGCGATAAAAACGCTATAATGGTCGCCTCTCGTATTCTTGGCTATGGTAAAGATTATACCTTTGAATATGAAGGTCAAGAAGTAACAGTTGATTTATCTGAAATTGAACCTAAGGTAATCAATGAAGAACATTTAGTAGAACCTCATACTAATGAGTTTGGTTATACTCTACCTCATACCAACACTCCAATTACTTTTAAAATCTTAAATAATAAAGATGAAAAAGCAATTGAAGCCGAAGTAAAAGGTCTTAAAAAAATTAATAAGCTATCATCAGCTGAATTATCTACTAGACTTAAGCATATGGTACTCTCAGTAAATGGTGATTCATCTACTAAAGCCATTAGAGAATTTGTTGACAAATATTTCTTAGCTCGTGATTCAAGAGCTTTAAGAGAACATATCAAGGAGATACAGCCCGATATGGATCTTACATTTGATTTTTATCCCGATAATGGGGATGAAACCCAAGAAAGTGTAAAGATTCCTATCGGGGTCACGTTTTTTTGGCCTGACGCCTGAGTATAGGTTTCATATGTTTTCTGTGATACATGATATAGTGTATCATGGTAATGGAGGTTTTGATTGGCATACTGTTTATAATATGCCTATATGGTTGCGAAAATTTACATATAAAAAGATTGCCGATTTTATAACAAAGAAAAATGAAGCATCAGCCCCTACGCAATCCTCACAGGGAAGCAGCAGACAAATAGACTTTTCTGCCCCTCCCTCAGATATCAAACCAGGACAACGAATGTAAAAGGGTGGTGCGAAAGCATCACCCTTTAATATTTATTAAAAAACAACTGTATGGCTACTGAAGATCAGTTAAATAATCAAAGAGAACTTAATAGGGCTTTAGAGGAGTATTCTAGTGGATTAACTGACGCTTCAGATTTTATATCCATTTTAACTTCTAGAACCTCTGATTTAGTAGACCAATATAGAGGTTTAGGTAGAGCTTCTAAAGAGTTTGGGGAAAATAATAAACAAACCCTTTCAATAATAAAACAGGTAAGTACGGCAGCTCGTGCTATGCAAAATCCTTATGAAAAAATTAAGGATGTTCAAAAAGACATTGAAAAATCTTTAAAAACTCAAACTCAACTTACTAATTCTCTTAATGTAGCTGAAAGTAGATTAGGTAGAACACAAAAAGCAAATCTTAAAGAAGTTACTCAACAAAGAGAAAAAATTCTTGGGTTAGAAACTAAACAAAGGATAACTGAAGGTAAATTAGGAGCTAAATCCTTAAAACAAGCTGAAGAAGTTTTTGATTTACAAGTTCAAGCTAAGGAACAACAAGAACGTATTAATTTTTTAACTGAAAGTGGCCTCCAAGCAGGAGATAAAGCATACGACCAAGCCGTTTCAGAACAACAATTATTAGATGCTCGACTTAGGGCTAAATCTAAAAATTTAAGTATAGATCAACAACTCTTCATCCAACAAGAAAAAGAACTTAGCACAGAAAGAGATTCATTGGAAGTTTCTGAAAATAAACTGGATGTAGAGACCAAAATGGTCCTTACTCTAAAACAAGCTGAAGTAGCTAATAAAAAATCCTTAGATTATTTAAGAGACCAAGAATTTCGAATTAATACTATCAATAGAGCCCAGGGTTTATATAATAATACTCTAGGACTCTCAGGAAAACTTCTTAGTAGATTAGGACTTGAAAATTCTAAAATTCAAGAAGCAATTCAAGCAGGAAGTGACTCTGCTAATGATTTAGCTAAAGAATTAACTAATGGGGGTCAACAAGCAGTAGGATTTGGTGGTAAACTTAGAATTTTAGGTACAGGGTTGTTATCATTTGTTAAAACCTTAGGTAAAGAAATAGCCGCCGCCTTTACTATATTTGTTCTTAAAAAGACAATTTATGATCCAATCAAAGCAACATTTGATGCCTTATTAGGTCCTGCTAAAAAAATAGCAGGAGAAATAAAAGGATATTTCCAAGAAGCTATTGGGTTTATAATGGACTCGTTCTTTAGTATTAGAGGGTTTGTTCAATCTTTTGAACAAGGAGAACAGTTAGCATTCAAATATTCTCAAGCAGTAGCTGATATTGCTACAAATTTAGGTGTTGGAACTCAAGAAGCTGAAAAACTATTTGATCAAGCTGATAGGATAGGTGATAGATTAACAATGTTGCCTGAAGATGTTTTAAAATTAACTGAAAGCTTAAACCAAGCATTCGGTACAACACAAACATTCTCAGACCAAACTGTGGAAACGTTTGGTATATTAGTTACTAGATTAGGTTTAGCTAATGATGAAGCAGCAGAATTTGTAAAATTAAGTCAACTTAGTGGTCAAGAATCTGAAAATTTTACTGAAACAACTCAAAATCAAATTAGAGCACTTAAAGCTAGATATAATGTTGCTGTTTCTGAAACAGCAGTAATGAAAGAGATGGCTAATGCTAGTTCAGCCATTCAATTATCTATGAGGAGTGGAGGTAAAAATATAGTAGAGGCCGCATTCCAAGCTAAAAAATTAGGATTAGAACTTAACCAAGTAGAAGGAATAGCAGGTAATTTACTAAACTTTGAAGAGTCCATTGCTAAAGAAATGGAAGCTGAGTTATTACTTGGTAGGAATCTTAACTTAGATAGGGCTCGTGCTGCTGCTTTAAACAATGATTTAGCAACAGTAGCTTCCGAAATTTCACGCCAAGCAGGATCTGCTGCTGAATTTGGTAGAATGAGTGTAATCCAACAGGAAGCACTAGCAGCTGCTGTTGGTATGTCACGTAATGAATTAGGTGATCTCTTAAAAACCCAAGAATTACTAGCAGGAACAGGTTTTGAGGACATGAACGCTGCCCAACAAGACTACTTAAAATTAGTTGAAAAACTTGGTTCTGAAGAAGCAGCTATGGCAGAAATGAGACAACGAGGCCTCAGTGAAGAACTAGTTAATACTGTTAGAAAAGCTTCAGCACAAGAATTAGAACAAAAAAGGCAAGAAAAACTTCTTAGGGCCCAATTAGATATGGCTGAAGCTATGATGCCTGTAGTTAGAGCATTTAGAGATATTTCACAATTAGTCCAAGATATTAGAAATGTTTTTATCCAACAATTAAGACCTTTCTTTAAAGAATTAGGTTTTAGCATCAAAGATGCTGGTAAAGCTATGAAAAATACTTTACTGGATGCTGCTGTTAAAGTAGGTGAAAAAGTAAATGATATAGGATTAACCCTTGTTAAATTTGCTCGTACCCATGGCCCTGAAATTAAAAAAACATTTGACACAGTATTGGGTGTATTCGGAGCTATATACAGTAAAATAGGGGAAATTATAAGTGAGTTATTTGATTTAGATGAAACTGCTAATATAGGGGACCCCTTAGTAAGATCTTTAGATTTAGTACAAAATATAGCTGAAAATGTAACTGATTATATTAATAGCATAGATGCTGAATCTATTGCTTCTACTATTAAAGGTATAGCAAGTACTATAGTAGGATACTATGAGGGTTTAATAGGTATGGTTAAGTTTATCAAAGATAACCCTTGGTCAACTTTAGGAATTGTAGCAGGAGGTGCTACTCTTATATCACAATTAGTAGCTAGAGGTTCTAGAATGAACCCTATGTACACTAAAAGTGTAGATGGGGTAGGAGGTTTTAAAAACATATTTGAAAAATTATTTGGTAAACAATATAAAGGAGGACAAATGCTTCCTGGGGGTGGTAGAGCAGCAGCTGGAGGCCAAAGAGCAGGTGGTCTTCTTTCATCGGCAGGCTTTGCTAAAAGTGGGGTAGGACAAGTAGGAACTAAAATAGCTACAACTCTTTCCCCTGGCATGGCTGCGGGAGGAGCAGGTACAGCATTAGCTGGGTTAGGAGCCGCAGCAGGAGCCCTTTCATCTGCTGCTTTTATAGGCAAAGGAATATATGATGTATCCCAACTTGATAATAAAAGCACCTCAGGCGAAAAAGCTACTGCTAAAGGGGGTGCTTTAGGTGCTGGTGGAGGAGCATTATTAGGAGCCGCAATAGGAACTGCTATTCTTCCTGGTGTAGGTACTGCTATTGGTAGTGGTATAGGAGCAGCTGTAGGGTATTTTGGAGGTAGAATGGTAGGGTCCATAGAGGACTATCAAGATGATTTAGATAAATCTAGAAAAAGATTAACAAAATCAGAAGAAGCAGCTTCGGCTTCTCGCCAATTACTCCAAGCTTCTCAAGATCAAATCTTAGCAGAGGCTAATGTTAGGTTAAAGAAACAATTTACTGATTTATCTAGTTATGATGCTGATGGTGTGTTAGGAATGACCAAAGAAAACTTACAAAAGTTTGGCCAACAATTACTAGACACAGGTAAAATAACCCAACAAGACTTCCAGGATGCTATGAGCGGAGTAATTACTCCCTCAGAACTGCTACAAACAGCACTTGAAAATACTAAAACTAAGTTTGATACCTTAAATACTAAAACTCAAGAAGTTATAAATCTTCAAATTGAAGAAGCAAAAAGAAAAGCAGCAGAACTTTATGGGGATCAAGCTCGCATAGAAGCTCAACAAAACTATGTTAATACACTTATTGATGAAGAAGGTAAATTAAGAACCGATCTTAGAGAAAACCAATCAGTTGCGGAAGAATTTGGAGAAAAAATAAGAGATATTGCTCTTGAAAGACAAGGATCTCTTTCTCTTCAATATCTTGACGCTGGTACTATTCAAAAACTCCTTGAAGCTAAAACAGCTGAAGAAGTAGATTTAGGACCTAATGTAGGTAAGGGTGCGGTTGAATTTTATTTTAGCCAAGCCCAAAAGATGGCTGAAGAAACTAAAAATGCCCTTATGGATGCGGGGGCGACAAGTTTAACCCAAGACCAAATGCGTGATGCTGTTACAGCAGCAATCACTTCAGAAGCTGGAAGTTTCACTACAGAGGGTGTGTTTAGTTTTGATGCTGTAAGTCAAGGAGTTGACATGTTAGGAGCAGGATTAAGTGCTGTTTCAAAACAACTTGAAAGTGATGCTAATAATTTTGCTGCTGAAGTAGCTGAAACTACAGCTAAAGCTACTACTATGGGTGAAATCACAAGCAAAATTAATAGTGAATTAAATACTTTATACGAAAGTTTTAATGCTTTTAATGGTCAGGCTGAAGCTGAAAATTTATTAAATAATATTTTTGATTTTAAAGTAGGAAAAGAAGGCCAAACTTTAAAACAACTTTTAGGAAAAGACCAAACTTCACGATTAATTGAACAAGCCTCAGATGGTTTAGATGCTGAAGAATTAAAAGGCCTTCAAGATCTTATAACTACACTCTCAACAAAACAAGAGTTAGAAGCCCTAGACTTACAATACCTCTCAGATTCAATCAGAAAATTAGCAACCCAAGAACTTCAAGTCGAAGATGTTGAAGATGGAATAATACAATCTGTTCAAGATGGTCAAGCTTTAGCTTCTAAAGGACCGTTTACAATTACAGACAAATTTGGAGCAACCGCAGTCACTGCCGCTGGTGATGGAATTGTTGTATCACCAAATATTACACGTGTACAAGATGGTACAATACCAACAGGTACTGAATTTTTACTTAGCCAATTAGATTCTCGCTCATTAGAAGGAACTCAAAGTTCAGGTAACATGAAGCCTGGGGATGCTATGGCTATGCTTTATAGAAATGCTGTTGTACCAAGTATGTTCCCTGATCGCCAGGATCAAGCTGGTGTGATGAAAGAATTAATGTCTCTCCCAGAACAAAAACAAGCTCGAATTTTAAGTAATGTTGCTGGTTCCCAATCTGTACAGGATGGTATAACAGGAGATCCTATGAAGGGTGCTGATCCCGCTAACGCTATAATGGCCATAAAATCTCCTTCTCAGGAACAAACATCTGAATTTAAAATCCCTGAGGCGGTAGCTAACATTCCTAATTTGACTAACCTTGATCTTTCTGGAATTAATAGAGGAGCAACAACTATTTCTCAAGGTGAAGGCCCAATTTCTTCCACAGAAATGGAAATGCGCCAAGAAATAGGCCGTCAAAGACGAGGACAACAATTAGCATTTGAATCAGCAGTTAGAAGACAACAAGAAAAAGAAGAAGCTAGAGAAAACCTTGCTGCTCTTGTTTACATGGCTAAAAAAGAACCAGGAGACTTTTTACAAGTTTTATTAGGTGGAATTTCATTAGGAGCTGAAGGTATAGGTCATGCTTTTCCATTACTTGAACCTATAGCACAACCTGTAGCAATCACAGCAGACTTATTAAATGCCACTATTAGTGGTATCAGAGCTTACTATTACGCCACTACAGGTAACCCATCCAAAGCACTAGTTTACTCAGGATTAGCTGGTTTAAGTCTTTCAGCAGCAATTCCAGTAGCAGGAGTTGGTGCTAATGCTTCACAAATTGCTACCCTTATAGGTAAAGGTAAACACCTTATGCACCACGGAGGAGAAAAGGTCATTACAGCATATAAAGCAACAGATTTAGGTTTAAAACAAGGTACTAAAGCATTAGGTTTAAACAAAGGAAAAGGTTATTCTCATTTAACAGCGGCAACTGACGTTACTAACGCTTTTATAAGTGGTGAAGTCAATAATCTTATACTTAATGAAGCACAAGAAGCTAGTAACTATATAACTGAAGTAGGAAATGAGTACATACAAGATTTCACCCAAGCTTTTGATACTCCTTCTGCTTCTGACAATGCTAATATTGCTATAAATCTTCAAAAAGATCCTCATTCTCCCGAATCCCAAATAATAGTACAAAGAATACTTAAAGATGCTGGGTTAGAAGGAGCTTCTGTTGATTTTATCAATAAAGATGTTGAACACATCCAAAAAGTTTCGGATGCTGCTTCTATTTCAAACAATGGTCCATTTACAATACAAGATAGTAAAGGCAACTTAGCAATCACCCACCCTGATGATAAATTAGTAGTATCTCCTAATGTATCTTACATTTCAGACGGGGTATCTGGTAAGGGGGGGCCTGTATTCCCAGTAAGTGAACAATTTGGTGCTCTAGATGTTAAAGTAGGAAAATCAGGAGTTGTAGTACAAAAAATTAAAGATGGATTTACGGGACTCCAAGAACTTAGAGAGGCCGAAGAAGCAGGGATGCCTATCGAATCTCAACCTGGAGCAGAAATAATAGGTGTAAGGGGACCATTTACTCAAGGTCTTACTAGTATTGAACCAATGCAAGTTGGTAGTAGAACCTATAAAGGAGCAGGAGTCATAAAAAAAGTTTATGGACTTGACTCAGAAGGATACGAAAGTAGAAGAGAAATCCAACAAGAGTGGTTAGACGACTACAAAATCGCTTACCAGTTATCTAAAAAAGGAATTAATTCTCAATTTGCTAAAACTGGAACTGATTCTTGGTTTAGAACTATTAATTTCTTTGAAAGACTCGTAAAACAAATAAATAGAACTGAACAAAAAGCTATTAAAGAAAATGTTCCTATATTTTTCTATGATTTTATGGCTAAAGAAGAGGAACGGGGAAGTCACGATTCTATAGATTATGGAACTACTATTCAAAGAGGTTTAACAGAAGGAAGCGCTGGACCTATCCATTATGGTACTGATGGAAGACCTTCATACTTTACTATGGGATTAAATACTTTTGTAGAACCCAGTAAACTCTACAAAGATTATATCCCCCCAACCCCAGAACCAGAAGTAACTGAAAGTATACTTCCAGAAAGAACAATAGTTCCATCCCCTGAAATAGTAACAATTAGAGGTACTGAAGGTGAAACTTTTGTTACTTACAAAAATGGAGAAGTTATTGATTCTAGTACTATAGAACAACAACAAAAAGCAAAAGAAGCTGGAAATTATACATACGCTGCTTTTGATGGTATTGGAGGTACTCTTCAAACTGTAAATGATGGTATTGGATTTTGGGAAGTAATGCATGATCCAATAGGCGCTTTAAAACACTATGTACTTCCCTCTATAGTTGAAGGATCAGGACATTTAATAGAAAAAATATTCCACTCAAAAGCATTTAAACCCCTATTTGAAAAAGCATTAGGTAAAACTCCTATTGTGGGTCAGTTAATGCATGCTGGAACAGGAGCTTACAATATAAATAAACTTATAAAAGAAGGAGAAATTTCTCATGATGATCTTTATCAAGAAGTAGGTAAAACAGCCTTAATTACTATAGGAGGTATTGCTGGTGGTATTTTAGGAGAAGTTGCAATGGGTGCTTTAGGTTTAGCATCTGGTCCTGGGGCTGTAGTATTAGCAATGTTAGGAGGAGTAGCAGGAGCAATGATAGGAGAAATTGTTGCTGAAGCTATTGCTGATCTTATTGGAGCTCGTCCTATAGGAAAGCTAATAACTGGGTTTTTAACCTCAGACCTCGATCACTTGGCACCAACCCAATCACCCAGTTTAATGTCTGAACCTGCTCCTAACTTAGCTATGATTACTCCTATCTCAGATACCCTCCAAAAAGTATCAGATGGTGGAGCACTTGCTTCTAGAGGACCATTTACAATCACAGATAAATTTGGTGCTACTGCTATAACAGCTAAAGGTGATGGTGTTGTAGTTTCTCCTAACATTTCGTATGTTAATGATGGTATGGATGGTATCGCTTCCATTGATAACATGGTAGCTAACGAAACACCACAAAATACTACGGTAATAGAAACTACATCAACTGATACCTCTGCCTTAGAACAAGAAGTAAAAGATTTAAAGGAGATTATGGCAGGGTTTGTTCAACAAATGTCACAAGTAGTAAACCGCCCTGTTGTAGTTGAATTAGATGGTAATAGGGTTGGTGAGTCTATAGGAAAAAATTCTTATAGAATCCAATGATTCTAAAATCCTATAATATTTATAAATAAATCGATTTTTTATTAACCTTAAAACTTAACAACATGTCATTAAAAGATTCAGTCGCAATAAGCAACTTAGGACTTGGAGGTGCCGATCCACAAATCACTAATGCTGCCCCTTCTAATAATGGTGTATCTATTTTAGAGGGCTCAATTTTTGATCTCAATGATGGTGCTACTCCCCCTAAATACTTAGACAACCCACCCTCATAATTATCAGTGAATGCCCGGAATTATAGATCTTCAGACTAACCTAAGGGATCTTCCTTATTCCACTGATAGCAAGCAACCTTATATTAGGACTCGGATCCCAGCTTATGGTGACCCGGGTCCTAAAGCTTTGCTTGGTAAAGATGTAATAGGAAGAAATGGGCAAATTGGTGCTGCTTTAGAGGATGTCAGCCGCATAACCAAATGGGGGTTTGATGGAATTGGAGGTCTATTAGCTGTAGTTAAAGATAATGGATTAGCTCTTACTAATCCTAAACCATTAGGCAATGCTTTTTCAGGAGTACGTCCTAGAAGATTATATAATCCTTTAAATACTATTGCCCAAATAGCTGTTCAAGGAACAGGACTTCATTTAAATAGAAATGGTATATTACCCTTTTTAGATGAACAAGACACATATATTAATGTTGTCAAAAACAGTTTTAGTGGAAACCAGGGAGGACCTAACAGATTAACATCTTTACGTAAAGTAAAGCTTTTAGGAGAAACCATTACACCAACTGAAGCAGATGAACTTAGTGTTAATGGAACAGATGAAAACATTCTTATAGACTATGGAGGAGGCCCAGGATCAGTTTTAGGTATTGGTAGAACTAAAGTTAGAAGATCAGATTTTACTGAAGAATGGGTAAAAGTTATAGGTTCTACAGAACAAAGTTATAAACGTTCACAAATTGTAGCTTTAACTTACAAACAACTTGATCAACGTCCTGATATAAGAACTTTAGGAACGGGATTAGTAAATTTACCTAATTTTGCTCAAACTTTACTTGAAAACACAGCTGTAACTGATCCTGTAAAAAAACACGTTTTAGGGAGAATAGCTGATTATTCCTCATTTAACAGAGATGAAACTTACAATGCTGGTGATCCCGGTAATAGTTTAAATTTAGATAGAGAAGCTTACTATGAAGGAGTTCCAAAACAAAGTGTTACTGAAGTTAAAGGAGTTGACCGTTTAAATTATCAAAGAATATATACTACGAATGATGGGGTTGCCGAAGGGTATGAAGACATAATTAAATTTTATTTTGCGGTATTAGATAATGATGACCCTCAACAAAAAGTTTATACCCACTTTAGAGCATATTTAACTAATTTTGGTGACAGCTACTCCTCAGAATGGAACTCATTCAGATATATGGGTAGAGGGGAAAACTTTTACAGATACTCAGGATTTGATAGAAGTGTAAATTTAGGGTTCCAAGTTCATGTAGGATCCAGAGCAGAATTGTTTCCAACCTATGATAAGTTAAATTACCTTGCTTCTGTAACAGCTCCTGATTATTCTGAGGGAGGATTTATGAGAGGTAATATAATTGAATTAACAGTGGGGGATTATTTAAATAATGTTCCTGGAATAATTGAAAAACTTGATTTTTCATTCCCTATGGATTCCCCATGGGAAATAGCCCGAAAAGACGATGGTAGTGTAGACCAAAATTCAGCAGAATTACCTACATTAGTAGAAGTTAGCATGAATTTTAAACCAATAGAAAGATTCCTTCCAAGAACCATTAACTCAACTACTGTAGATGAAAGATTCTTTGATGGATTAGACACTCTTCCAGAATCTCAATTTATTAGTATGGGATCTGATAATAAAGGATACAAATCATACACCACATAATGAACCGTTATCAATCTATATCTAGACGTACTGATTCTAATATTGCTCCTGGTAAGCGATACAAGGCTACTACTAAGTATCCTGAAATTCCTTTATCTGTAAGTGATATATATGTTATTACACAAGATGGTGATAGATATGATTTATTAGCTAATCAATATTATAGAGATAAATCATTATGGTGGATAATAGCTATTGCTAATCCATCAATAATGTTTGGAACCTTAATACCCCCAACTGGAATCCAATTAAGAATCCCAGTTAATATTACACAAATTTTAGATAGTTATAATAAGTTGAATAATGGCTAATGATATAGTAGGAGCTCCTTTTAGTAGATGGGTAGCACAACAAATAGAAAAAAGAGAAACAGTTTTAGGAAAAACCCCTCACGCCCCAGAAGAATTACTTTTTTTAAATAATAAAGGGTCTTGGATTAGGGTAGCATCGTCGGTAGATATTGACAATAATGCCCCTAAACCTTTCTTAGATCGATATGGATCTGTAGCAAGTGGTAAAAGCTTAGCTGAAAATTTTGTTTTATTTAGTGGAATCAACACCCAAGGAAATACTTCAACTACTACATTAGGAGGAGTAAGACCTACCGCAGAGTTTAACCCCATTGAAGCAGCCAGATACTCTTATGGTTTTGGTTCTACTGAGTACGGGTTAACCCCTCCCCCAGGAATTGATAGTTTAAAAATTAGACACATAAATAGAGGATCTCTTAGAAAGTATGATCTCAAACTAAAAGCTCAAAATTTGGATCAATTTGA